AGTGAATACTTCACTCTACTACACTAAAGTGTCAAAAATAGATAAAGCAATTATTCTTAATAGTCATTATTAAAAATAAAAAAATTTCAAAAAAGTAATTGACTCACATAAAGCTCTGATGTATAATTAAATTACAATAAAGGAAAGGAGATAAAACCAATATGAAAATAGTAAAAAAGAAAGAAGCGTTAGAGACAATTAAGAACGGAAAATTCGAAGAAAGAACGAACTATTTTGGGTACGAAAATATCGTGACAGGAAGGACTGTTTACGTATGGTATGAGGATATGAAAGAATCATTACGTGTCAGCGGTTTTGGTGAAGCTGAATCCGATTTTATAATATCCGCTATGATATTAGCGGGTGCTAAATTGGTTAAAGAATAAAGTAGTTGTGTATCTGAAAAGGAGAATATTTATGAACGAAAAATTATCTGTACTAAAATTAATTGATTTAGGATTTTATCAATTACTTGTAAACGAAGAAGTTTCTTGTGATTTTATTGTAGAAACAATTTTAAATGGCTTACCCAACCCGGGAGAAAAAATTGAATTAAGCGCTGAAGAAATTAAAACAATGTTGGTCTTTGTTTTTGGATTATATTTAAAGCGGAAAAAATTGAATTAAGCGCTGAAGAAATTGAAACACTGTTGGTTTTTGTTTTGGAATCGCTTTTCGAACGTCCGAAAAGGTAGGTGGATAGATATGCTTTACCCGGTTACGAGATTTTTAATTTTTTCGCTTATTGTAATAATAGGCACGCTAATCGCCCATCTAATAATAGATAAACTCGATGAATAATATACACTTTAAAGTAAAGGAGGTGATAAAACGTGCGCAAATATGGACAGACATTAAGGCAGTATCTGTTGGAATGTAATGCAAACTGGTTCTCTGTTCGATGGAAGATAGAAGATGAAAACAGAAACGTATTAACCGAAGATTTAATGGATTGTAATTGTAATGATCCTATAATGGATATGACTGTGAAACAGGTTTATAAAAATCCATATGCGGTATTGGTGAGGGTGAACAATGAATAATGAAAAAATAGGACTGATAACGAAAAAAGTATTGAAAGATGGAATACTAACCAAGAGTGATTTTAGATATCTTAAAAAGAACGGGTGTAATATAGCTCGTTACGAAAGGAATATGGGGGACGATAAAGTTTTTGAATGGAAAATTAACGATGCACTTATATTACGTTTCATAGTCGAGGGATAAAGTTAATAATGAATGATGTAAGATCGCCAACAGTAATAATCTATCAAATGAACCAAAACGAATCAAAAAATTACAATAGTAAAAAAAAAGAAAGGTATAAATAATATGGATATTAAAGTTAGAGTGTATAGAGTAGACAGTGAAAGCAAATTGAAAGCTTTTGTAAGCGTTACAGCAGATGAATTAATTGTAATGAACGGTTTCAAGCTTATTGAGGGGAAAGACGGAAAGTTATTCTTAGCAAATCCGGCAAATAAAATCGCAGATGGGGAATATAGAGATGTTACATTCTTTTTAAAGAAAGATTGTCATAACTATGTTGAGGAATTAGCAATTAAAGAGTACAACAGAACCGTAAATAATAAAATGGATAAAGTAAATCCATTCACAAAATAAAAAATTTGTTCCACGTGGAAATGTTCCACGTGGAACATTTAAAATAGACCGAAGTATCGGAGGTTTTTTTAAAAAAAAAAATGGCAATACGTAGATCGAAGTCACAGTTATTAAAAGAATACCGAAAGAATGTTAAACGTATACGACAGTTCATACGGTACTGGGAAAAGCGTGGCGTAAAATTTGACGAGGGAATTATACCGAAAAGAAAGTCAAAGACAAGAGTATATGCGGCTGAGGTTGATTATTTAAAATCACTAAAACCAGCTACTCTGCTTAAAAAAGGGAAAAGTGTAGACATAAAAACAGGGGAACAAATATCTGGTTATCAAGTGAGAGAGAACCGAAGAAAAGAAGCGGCTATTAAAAGGAAAGCAAAAGCGCATCAAATACAGGACTTTGAGTGGGACTTTGTATTGAACTTTTATCGTGATTATTTCTCTCGTTTTCCACAAAAAATTAACAAAATGCTAATAGATAATCTTGAAACTTTAATAAGAACTTATGGAAAAAGGGAAACTGCTTTAGCATATGAAACAATGCCGAAAAAGATTGATGATTATATAACGGAAGAATCGGGTGACATATACAGTTCTGTATTAAGATATAATTCGGATGTTATCAACTATATTCCCGGGCTTAATGAAAGACAGAAAAGAGAAGCAGAAGAAGAATGGGCGAACGAGGAAGACTGGGAAACCATAGGTACACCATGGGAGGATATATGAGAGTAAAAAGGATACCAATCAAAAGATATTTTAATTGCGACTTCGAGACGGAGGTTTACGAGGGGCAAAAAGATACAAGAGTTTGGCTAGCCGGTTACGTTCAAATACGTACACCCGACATCATAAAGGAAGATAATTTTTTACTGGACGAACCACATATTCAATACGACATAGACACATTTATGAGTGAAATTTCAAAATTTGACGGTAAGAATGTTTTTTATTTTACTAATCTAAAGTTTGATGGAAGTTTTATTTTGCCGTGGTTGTTAAAAAATGCTACACCGAATTACGAGGTAAAAGAAAACGAGTTATTTCCGGGAGAGTTCAACTCACTTATTTCTAGTATGGGTAGTTGGTATACAATAACATGGAAAACAGGAAACGGGGATATTGTTGAATTCAGAGACTTATTAAAACTAATCCCATTAAGTGTAGCTGGAATGGGAAAAGCCTTTAATACCAAGCATAGGAAAACGGAAATGGAATACGAGGGAATGAGGGAATACGGAAAGGTATCAGAAAACGATATTAATTATTTTATTAACGACCTAATGGTGCCGAAAGAAGCATGCGAACAAATGTTCCTGGAGGGAAACATGGGCTTGACAATAGGCAGTTGCTGTCGTTCTTATTACAAGAAACAGATTGGTTACATGACGTACAAAGAACTTTTTCCAAATCTATATAAATGTATATCTCCCGAATACGGTCTAAGCTGTGGCGAATACGTTCATAAAACCTATTATGGCGGTTGGTGTTACTGTAATGATAGAGTTGAGGGAAAAGTGGTGTACAATGTACATAATTATGATGTTAATTCTCTATATCCATCTAGGATGGAATCTGATAGTGGTCTGTATTATCCTGTTTATGACCCAATAACATTTTTTCACGGAAGTGTGCCGATGAAATTTGAGAACTTGAAAAAGTACTACTATTTTATACACATACGGTGTTCCTTTGAACTTAAGAAAGGCCGTTTACCATTTATTCATATTATTGGTAATAAACTATACAGGCGTACAGAAAACCTAAAAACAAGTCGTATAAAGTGCAAAGACGGAACATATGTAGATCGTTATGTAGATATGGACGGAAATGTTAAAACAAACGTAGTAGACTTATATCTGACATGTGTTGATTATAAACGTTTCCTGGATTTTTATGATGTTGAAAATTTTGAAATTGTAAGCGGAATAGTTTTCGCTTCTATTTCAGCTGAAATATTTGATTGCTATATACATGAGTGGCGGAAAGTTAAGGAAAACTCTACAGGTGGAAGAAGACAGATAGCAAAACTTTTTTCGAACAATTTTTACGGGGATTTTGCGAAAAATACAGATAGCAGCTATAAAATTCCATACGTTAAGGATGACGGGGTTATGGGTTTTGTAACAATTGACGAAAATAATAAGAAGCCGGGATACATTGCAATAGGTTCTGCCGTTACTAGTTACGCAAGAGACTTTACTATTCGGCATGCCCAGGAAAATTATGGTATTTTTTGCTACTCTGACACGGACAGCATAAAAACAGAGGGTGAAGCAGTCGGTCTGGAAATCCATGATACAAAATATGGGGCATGGAAATTAGAGGGGATAGCAAGCGAAGCAATTTTTGTTCGGCAGAAAACATACGCAGAAAAGATAGATGGAGTAACGCACATCACATGCGCTGGTATGCCTGATCGTTGCAAGGAATTGTTGGAATGTAACATAGACGGTAGAGAATACGGCGGAAAAATAAAAGGCGCGAAAGAATTTTTATCAGCAAAAAGAACACTGAGTGATATTAAAGTAGGATTAGAAGTTCCCGGCAAGTTATATCCGAAACGATACCCGTCCGGTATTGTATTGGAAGAAGGTAATTTTATTTTAAGGGAGAAAGAGAGGAGTTTTGCAAAATGATATCAATGTATAAATTATTAGAAATATTAGATTTAGAGGAAAATATAAAAAATTTACGATAACGGGTATAATCATTGTCTTTATGAGGGCGGTGTAAGTGGCGTTACATGGCGCTTATGCACATATCAGGTTGTTGGTTTGTATCCGGATGACGGAACATTAATGATATGTATTGAAGAAGATTAAAAAATATTGGAAGGATGGCATTTTGTAAGATGAAATTGGTTGAAGTATTGAGAGTGTTAGATAAAAGTAATATAAGATTGGTAGATTCGTATTCTGGAAAAGTCATGTTTGAGAATAAAACGGATAAAGTCCCCTGGGATTTGGCGGACCGCGAAGTCTACCAGATGTGTGTGTATAACAATATTTTAAGGGTTGAAATAATTTGGGAATAAAAAGAGAGGGATTAAACCCTCTCTTTTATTTCTATACAATAGGAATTATCTAATTTATAATTATAGTATATTCAGTAATGTTTCTCAATTAGTAAATTAATTGTAGCGCTTATAGCAAAATAAGTAGTTGTCGGCGTATTAGTATAACATTTAAGGCCAATAGTTTTATCTATAGCCGCCATATATTGTGTGCTAAACGCGTTGCATAAGATATATGCTTGTCTAGACCTTGGCGTTAATAATAAAAAATCATTTTTATTTAGCTCTTTGATTGTATAAAATTCGGCGCGAATCACAAGTAAATCTGGTGTTGCGTTCAAATTTAAGTATGTAACATTTATATTTTCAGAAATATTTACTGCAGACATTTCTTTTACTTTATAGTTCATGCACCCATACCATCCATTTACAAACGTATCCCCTAACCAATAATAGCCACTATCGTTTGGCCATAATTTATCCGTTTGGAATTGTGTTTCGTCCTGCTCTATTGCCCAGCCTATCCAACCGTGATAAACCATATTTGGGGTTTGTTCCGAACACTTTATTAGCGTTTGATGTAGCAAACAGCATGCATAAAAGTCAGGTAATGTTGTGGAGTTTATATTGCAACTACATCCGGCGTTAAATAAATGGATATTTGCGTTCGGTAAATTATTATGTATCGTGCTACAAAGTGTACCAACCTCACTGATCATTAAATTAATATTTGACTCAGTATTTAGTGATAGAGCATCTAAATATGATGTAACAATAACTACATCTGTAAAGCTATTCTTATCTACATCGTTTTTTGTAGTCAACCATGATTCGAATGCCGATTTAATAGTATTGCCACCACTGTCTAAGATTGATGCGTCATTTACGCTTTTCTTCTCACTAATTCCAAACATATAGTTAGTTCTACCATAAATACCGCCAGTCCCCGTTCCCGTGCCATCAATAATTTGATTGCCCAAATATAATACTTTTCTATTTGGCTCTATTGCGTTTGGATATTGAATAGTTGGCCTATCTTCTAAAAAATACTGACTTCGTTCGGGGAGCGGGCTTACAGTTATCATTTTTTCAGAATCTCTACTTAAGAACGTAACTTCTGACGCCTGGTCAGGAAGAACAATGTTTCCACCAGATTTAAACGTAACCGAATTATATTTAGGTACAATAAATTTTAAAGAACCCGGTTTATTGGCGATATTCGTAATTGTAGGATTGTTGTTGGTTAAGTATACATTATTATCCCCTGTATATGCGTTTAGCGTTTCTCCGTTCATAATAGCATTTTCTGCTGTACCTACCTGAATAGGGTCAATAGTAACTGGCAAAAATTGATTAATTGCAACTAAAGCCTGTGGGCAATTTCTAAGCTTTAAAAAGATAGCTGCTCTCATTGGTCGTGAATATGAATTGATATCTGTTGGGGTTTCTCCATTGACAGAAACTACCATACCACCATATGGATGTGTTACAAAGCCGGAACGGAAATCATCAGCATATAGATATGTATTGCCATAATCATCAACATTATATGACGGGGCTTCGCATTGACCAACATCTCCTTTATTGAATTGACTTTCCATTTGCGGATTAGTCACAGTAGCATCCTCTATATTTATTGTATATTTCCATATTTTTCCGTTGTCATTATCTTCTTTTACAAAAATTAAATTATTTGGGCTATCACAATAAATAAATGGGTCAAAATAATCTGTAGATGGAAATCCAGTGATTTCTTTTAAATCATGTATTTTTATATTATTTTGGTCGAGGTCTATCTTACATAGATAATTTTTTCGAACGTTACTGGAAGTATAGCCATAAAAGCAGTAATATAATTCTTCGTTATAAACGAAAAAGTTTCCTGGATTAGAACCCAATTCTATTTCTACAGGCGTGTAAGGCACGTTTATAGATTCCCATTTATAAAGATCTTTGCTTACTAAAAATGATAATAAGTTATTTCCAGGATCCGGGTCCGGTGCATTGGAAAATATTCCGGCATACCAATAATCATCCTTATACCAAAGACATGTATTAGTCCAGCTAATGTTACCAGGCATTTTGAAAATTGGCGTAAAATGTAAGCCATCCAGAGTTTTATAAAGCATTCCGTCACGCCTGTCTGGACCATAAAAACTAAGAATTAATCCAGCTGTAGATGGAATCATTTCTGGATTAGCTACATATACAGTATCAGGTATAAGTTTTTCAAATATTTCCTCAAGCTTACCGGATTCATTCCACTGATTAAGAATAGATTCGACTACATCATTAAGTTTTCCATCAAACTGGCTTAAAAAAGTATCAAGCGTTTCTTTAAAATAATTATCATTTGCTATTAATTCATTTATCCCACGCGTCAGCTTCGCGATCTGTTCCGCCTCCGTAAAACAGTTATCCAGGCAAATAGGTAAAAGCGGTTTAATGCAATTTGATAAATACTTTATGTCTTTATATTCCATAAATAACTCTCCATTACGCAAACCCAAACGGGTCATAAATTTGTAAAAATAATTCTTCCAATTCTTCAATGATCATCATGTCAATATTTAGAAACGTTTCCCGGTAAGCAGTAATAAGTTCCGAATAACTCGTTCCGGTATTTTTTCCTTTGATTGTCTTCGTGTAATTTCCAGAGTTAGTAGTTTCACCGGATGCTGTTTCGGTTGAGTCGGTTTCCGTCTGTGAGTTAGTTTTTGTATTGGAATTGGTTTCATCGTGTGTAGTAACATCGGCATTTCCAGTTGTAGTTTGCTCTCCGGTGTCCGTAACATTATTGTTCTCTCCGATTTTACGATATTCGGTTAGGTATGTTAGATTATCCACATTGGACAGAGTACCCTGTGGAGTATCTGAAAAAGCGTCCGTATGACTTGATGTTGTTTCCTGACTATTATTTGTAGTTGTTGTTCCGATTGTTTCCGTTCCGCTTGTACCATCCGCAGTATCGTTGGTCTCTGAGGAACCGGTTGTATCGCTTGTACTGTTTCTTGTCGTGTTATTTTTCGATGTTGTGTTACCACTGCTTTCGGATGTTTCCGTAACGTCAATATTATTAAAAGGATCTACATCTAATTCCTGTGACTCATACAGTTTGTTGTAATATGGCATAATGTCATTTAGCTTTTGTTGTAGCCCAAGTTTCCATCGTCCAACCGTCTGGAAAGCAATTTCTCTTGTGTAAAAGTGCTGTAAAATGTGGTGTTCAAGCGTATTTCTGTAATCCTCTGAAAAGATAGGAAAGGAGAAATTAAAAACTTTTGGAATAGCGCTGTCAATAATGGTATCCACATTGGTTTGATCGCTCCAAGCCGGTGATTCAACTTCTGCGTAAGTTTCACAGATTGTCCGTACGTCCATAGTATAACTGGCTCTGCCGGTCGTTCCCATTTTCCCATGCCTCCTTTTCTTCGTTTTCGTCACCAAACAAATTATAAAAAGCTTCTGTCCTAGTATAGCGATAATATGGCTTAATGTTAAGCCCAAACTTCTTATTGATTTTATTAAACGCGTCAATTCTACTTGCGAGCCGTGTAAACGATTCGGTCATGTAACCGCCGTTATTAATCATAGATTCTTCGCTATTGATCTGGGCCTTTTTCTCAAGTCCTGAGTTGGGTAGTCCAAGATAGGAAAGCCAGTCGTTATAAAATTTCTTTTTCAGTTCAAACAACTTGTCAGCCACGAACGGGGCGTTCAAATTAAAGACGCTAATGTCATTTTCAATGCTTTCAAAATCACCGTTTTTGTTTTTTCGCTTCTGAATTCCTAAAACCGGACTATTGTCCATGATATCCATATATAACCGGGAAAGTGCCACCCTTGTAGCTTCGTCTTTCGGATTTAGGATATACGGTCTCTTTTGTGCGTTTATGTTTACGTCAATTGTTCTTTCCAAATTTGCGATCCTCTTCGCGTACAATTTACAATCCGTAACCGTGTTGGTTCGGGCATAATTGTTGTAAATAATAACGCTGTTTTCCTGGTTCAGATCGACACGAAAGCGGTTATAATTCGAATATCCGGTTCGTTCCGTAGGATATCCGTAAATATTAAATTTCCCATGCGGCATAACAGTCAATACAGCGTATTTGCGTTCCCCTGGTATAATCTCAAAGAATACAACACCGGAACTATAAAAAAGAGCATTTTCCAAATAACGGATATCGACTTCCTCCGGCATGTTTTCGTAATCAATTGAAGAAATCGCAATATTTTTTAAACGATTATACGTACTAACAAATTGCAAGTCATTTTTAAATTTGTTCGCTTTTCCCAAATCACATCACCTCCATTCTGCTTACGCTGGCGAATTGTCTAGTGTGTAGTTTCCAATTTCCTGTTCGCTGTTCCAGAATCGCATACCCCTGTTCAGGTCTTGCTCTATCAGCCGTAGTGCTTCGGCCGGTGCTTCTCCCCAGCATATCGCGTTCGTGGTTTTGACATACGTCCAGTGAGGTCTCTGGTTGAGTACGGGTGTCATTGTCGTTTCGATTCGATAACCGAACTCATTAAGATAATTGTCTATGACTTCGGCAACCTCCCTTTTTACGTGCTTTTGTGCGGTATAAACATCCAGATACCCGCTGGAAAAAATAGCGTTTGTGGACATGGAACCGCGGTTAGCTGGTGGCTTATGTTCCAAATCCCGGAAGTTCGCTTCGTAGGTCATTGCCTGTGAAATATTACCGGCTACATTTTCAATTAGCCCAAGGCCCCCCAATGCTGGATTAATGGCCGCCCCAAGAGCGGCCCCTATAGAACCAAATGTCATATTTAACGCCATTGATGTCTGTTGGGCCTGAATCGTATTATAGTTCTGCGCTAGATAACTGGTATACAAATCAGAACTATAGCTACACATTGGCCACCCGCTGACGGAAAATGTTTCTGCTGTATTATTTGGCTGTCCCTTATAATTTTGCGGCGTAAAAACCGCCTCAGGTGATGGTAGAGTCGTTCCACTTAAAACAAATGAAATTTCATTTTCTGAAAATAGTTCATACGGGTAATCAATATCAACCGCGCCGGGAACAAAAACATTTAACGTGTTGAATGGATAACTAAGAAGCTTTTTACACTTCGGTGTATAATCACCAAGTGTGGTTATCTGTTTGTTTACACTAAATTGAATAGGTGCCCCAGGATTTCCCTGATTTAAAAATAGATTTCTTGGCAAAGTATATAGTGCAATAATAGAATCTATCTGCCCATTATCATTAAGTTTTTTAATAGCGGCGTCTAAATCCTCGGCGTTGGCATACACATACTGAAGTACGTTTACGTATTGACCGTTTAAAATTGCACCCGTTGCCGGTGTAACCGTCGGCAAATCCTCTATTACAATATTACATAGTAGACATTGATACACATCGTGTATCACATTTTCTCGAACGAGATTATCTAGAACCATTTCCCCTGTGTCAACAGGTTCACTCAGCGTGTATTTTCCTACAACATCGTCAGGTGTGTGGGAACGCTCCACATGACACTGCCCAAGCGTGCACCCCTGAAAATACCAGGTTTGCCAGTGGTCGATAGTGTAAAAAACTTCAACATTATTGTCGTTGATATATTCAATCCGGTTTATAAACGCGTAAAACCACTTGTCAGACTTATCTAGGTTTCGGAACATCATATAAGTACACCCAAGTAGCTCGTCATAACTTAAGTTTACTTTGCATGAACCTTTTCCGACTCTCTGAAAACTTTGGTTAGTCAGACGTGTAGACGCGGTAGTTCTTCCGGTAAAATAGTTCTGCCTTGCAACGTCATCCGTCTGATAATATTGGTTGTTGTTATTAATCTTTACATTTTTGCAGAAGTATATTTCAGTTTGTGGCATTTTAGACACCTCTTCTTTTTAATATGGAGGGAGAAAAAACTCCCTCCCCTATATAATCAGGCTACTGTGATTGTACATGTATCTTTCTTCGAAGTGTCGAAAGTGGATGTTGCTGTGATTGTAATTGACCCGGTTGCGCCCGTTAAAATTTTTACTGTTCCGTCGGCAAGTACTGTGGTGTGCTCTGTATCCGAGGTTGACCATGTTACCGTCTGCGGTGCAAAATTAGTTGTCTGTACAGTAGCGGTCAGTCTGGTTTCAGTTCCTGCGGACATAGTAAGTGCTTCCGGCGATACCGTAACACTAGTAACGGTAGGCACACCCTCTACCATAGCTACAGCGTTTGCAAAAGGTGATACACCAAATACGCGCCCAACATGATATTTCATTGAATAATACAGACCATCACCGTTATACGGGTCTGTTACAAATTTGTTGTATTTGTAATAAAATTGTAACCATTCTCTGTCCAGAATAAAGCAGTCGCATTTAGCCAAGGATTCCAGATCGGAAGAACTGATTTCTTCATATCCAGGGTCTTTTGCAAACAAAGCGTTTAGGCGTTTGGTGTCCAAATCGGCAAAGCTGTTGACGGTAATATGATGCCCAGAAAACTCCGCCCTATCCATATTATAAGCCTGGGCCAAAACCTTTACATTCTGAGAAGCCCAGAACTTAGGTGTTCCTAGAATAAACTGGTCTTCCTTGGGTGTGTGATTATGAACTTTAGCAATATTGTATTTAGTTCCCATTAGAGTCATGTCATCAGAAACGGCAACGATGGCCTCAGTCAAATCAGATGGTTCATAACCTTCCGTTGTTTTAGCCGGACTCTGCGCTGTTAACATATTTCCGTCCAACAAAGAACGACCAATCAAATACAATGTTGTCTGATATTCGTCGTACTCAGCAGAATTATACATTCTGACCGTAATAATATCAGTAAGCCTAGACACGCCGCTCCAGCTTGTAAAATACAAGTCAATATCAGTTTCCTGAATGGTCTGCTTATAATATTTTCTGTAATTGAGTGGATAGAAAATACTTCTTACGTCGGGGGCTTCTCGTTTCCATACGCTTGTTTCGGCGTCCTCTGGATCGTATTCATGCGCTTTGCATAATTCTACAAAAATGTCCTGTACAGTTTCGCCCACTTCCAATTCACCTTTGTAAAATGCCCCTCCGAAAGGTGAATGATACTCACGATAAAATACCCTCTGAGAGACGCACATCGTCCACATATATTTCAGGTATTCACCAAGTATGGACGGATAATTGCGGAAAACAGTTCCAATACTTCTAGCGCTCTCGTCAGTTTCATCCGCTAACGGGACTAATGACTGGTACTCCGCAGAAGCGTTGTTTCTGATTAAATTCATAAGCTGAACAGCACTAAGATTATCTCCAGATGTCTTCGGCGCTACTCTTTTAGCCATTGTTTTTTACCTCCAATTTTTTTTAAATTAAATTCCAATCCGAAGGGTTATTTTTATCCTCCGGTTCATTGACTTCGTCTTCGTCTTCCGTGTATTCTTTTGGTTTTTCGCCTCGTAAAAACGCATTCAGATAATCCTTTTTTAAGGCATTATACTTATTAATTGCATCATTACGTTCTGCTGTCAATGTATTAATAATATCGTCGGACGAAGTGTCTGTTAAAGTGTCCATGATGTCCTGAACAAACTCAAGGTCTTCATCTGAGACATTTTCACTCGCGTTGAAGCGGGCGTCTAACATCACTTTAATATCTTCAATTGTTCTTTTCATTTTTAATCACCCCCACATAAACAGATTATAAAACTTAATAGTTGGAAAAAATATCCTTTTTCTAGATACTGGTTTAGGCGGTATATATCCGCCCGGATAACCCGTATCTCTATCTATACAATAGATATCAGTTGGATTAATCAAAGCATTCAAGGCTTTCACCCGCTGTGAACCAGCGCTATTATTCCATCGTCCAGCGTCACTATCGCCATATGTGTCATAAGTTACATTTATGATATCAGATGGACTCATGTTTTCACAGTTAGCATATTTCTGGGCGGCGGTTTGACTACCTGAACGAATAGCCATAGAAAACAGGGACCCAATAACTACCTCCCCCTTTTGTGTGATATCGTATCCATAATTATTTTGTATGTACTCTATCGCGGGTAACAAGTAGTCTTTAAGGCCACATGCATTTTGATCGGCTAGAAAATCTTCCGTGTTGCTGTTTGCGTACTGGATAAATTTATTATGTAGTCCTGTATTGTTCACCAATTGTTCATTTCCAGCGCCTAGCGCTATATACCCGGAAAAGTCAAACACGGGGTGTGTAGACTGCGCATATTGCATAAAAGGTACGAGTCCGTAACGGTAATCAAACTGATATTGTCCATACGCCTGTCCGGTGGTTTGCATACGGGACAGCGCTTCCGCAGTACCGTAATTGTAACCGCTTTCGTAGTTTGTCCACCCCATCCATATACAGATAGTGTTACTGCTAGAGCCTTCTGTATTAGCCGGGGAGCCAGTATAATCGACGAAACTTGATTTTCCAGCCGATTGCCAGTTATAGCTACTAACATTTACAAGTTCGATCGTGTGCATTTCCTGGGGGATATGGATAAATTGCCCGTTCCCAACAGCTATGCCTATATGCCCAGGTTTGTACATCAAAGCGGCCTGTACGCATGTTTGCGGCGTTGTTATATCGGTACAGTGAGACCATTGTTCAGCTGAACCGCTATTGTCACCTATGATCTCCGCAATTAGGCCACTACAATCATACCCTATTTTCCCTCTGCTATAGTTATAGATTTGGGTTTTCTGGGTCGCTGAATATTTAGAAAAATAACCCGGATAGGAACTCCATAAAGAGTTCATGACTTCGTCAGTCAATACTTGGCCTTTCGCCCCGAAAAAATAGGCGTACGAACTAGCGTTGTTATAAAACTCATATGCCCTTGCAATGGCGGTTTGATAGTTAACAGACATTTTTAATTATCCCCTAACATATAATTCAGATAATCACGGGCTTTTTTGTAATCCTCTGACCCGCCTTTGTATTCAGCACGCCAAAGGTATTTAATTACGTTTCCTTTACAAAACCCGCGGAATTCCTCTTCGCCCATGCAAGCCCGAATAGCATCAATACATTCGATACCGCCGTGTTTGTACCGTTCTTCTTGCTTTTTGGATAAACTAGAATACAGTGTATTCACGAATTCATACACATCATCAAACCTCGTAAACCTATGTTCCAAAAGCGTAACGCCATTATTTTTCACAAAAGTTACATCGGCTGAACATTCGTGATCTACTATATCTTTAATAAATTTATAAGATTCGTCAAGCGAATAGTCATTTACGTTAATCGTATACATCACACATTCGTAGCCCCCGTATAATCTACATTCTTATGTCTCCCTGATTGTTTCCAATCATATTCGGAAATTTTACCAATACACACCGACCTACCCTCCTCAGGCATATGAATAAAATACCCGTATCCGATGTCGATACCAATGTGCCCTGGTTTCCATAAAAGCGAACCGGCTACACCATCCTTTGGCGTTGTGATAGCCGAACAATTGGAAATCTGCTGACCAGAATAACTCATATCATCCACAAGAGCGCCTATAAAACCAGAGCAATCATATCCAATTCGGTTTCTGGAATAGTCAAAGATATACTTTTTTTGATCTGCGTTATACCTTGCAAAGTAATTGGGTTCCGCGTTCCACAGGGACTCCATTACTTCGTCTGTTAATTTCTGCCCTTTAGCCCCGTAAAAATAGGCGTATTCCGAATCATGATAATGCGCATTCAGTGCTTTCTTAATTGCATCGCTCCACTTAATCATTTTAAATTATCCCCTTTCGTTCCGTCATTTATCTGAAATAAACTTTTCAGTTTATCTGGTAATAAATCTGGGTTTATTTTACTTATGTTTTCAATGATAGATACAAGTTCAGTTCCAACCACGTACGTCACAATTATGATCTGGAAACTGACATCAAAGTGAAAACCAACCAAATACCCCTTTTCGTCGATCAGCCACGCCAGGGCGTAGCAAAAAATAAAACCTACTTTTTTGAATAGGCCATCCCTCAATTTACTAGACTGTAAGTTCTTTTCTCTCACAGCCGCGACTATTCCGCTTATTAAATCAAAAGCGTTAAAAACCAAAGCAATAATAAAAGGGTAAAACTCGTTTAACATAATCACCCCCTAAAACATAATAATTTAAAAATTGTAGATTTACATTTCATGTTCCTAAAGCGGAAACAACCATTCTGAAAATACCAACGCATAAGTGAAATAAAATTACTACTATTTTTTAATATAACGTAATTAATCTTTTGATCTTCGGTTGTGATTGCTATTTTCCTTGGAAAAGAATAGTCCACTTCCTGTGAACAATATACTACACCGGCGTCATAACACAAATACACCGCATAATCCTGTCCTCCGTTTCGTATAGTTGCGATATATTCCCTCCGCCCCGACGGACGCTCTATAAATGTGTTTGTGTCATTTAGATAAATTTGTTCAGTCATTTGTGTAACATACTTATTACGACTAAAAGCCCTAAGAAAACCGTTATCCTCAGCTTCGTGGGCGGCAGTATCATTATAGTGACGTTCCAAGACGTAACCGTCTCCCTTTAAAAACTTTGTGTTTGTTTGTATTCTGTCACTGATGCCCATATCAATATAATACGGATTTAGTAGGGTTATGAGGTTTCCAGCCATATACAGAGGCAAGTAATGGTCCGATGAATCGCATTGCTTACTTAATGACTTCTGAATAGATATCAGTTTCGTTGTCTCGTCTTTCACGTACTCATTCGTTTCAGATTGAAATTCGTCCAAAAACATGTGAGATGTACCAGTAAATAATTGCCATGAATCTTTAATAGCTGCGGCTCCGCTTATTGGTAAAATGAAACCGCAAAACTCACCGTTAATATATACTTTCCCGTATAATTTATCGGACGAAACTTCGTAGTCATATGACAGGCCATCATAAAACTTTGGAAGAACCTTACCCAGCATTTTATCAGCACCATCATCCAAGTTAGTACGAAAGCGGGTTAGTTTAACAAACTTCTTTCCGTAATTCAAATAATCGTTTACAAGCTTTCGGACAAAATAGGTGGTCTTTCCGTCATCACGGTTAGATTCAACTATATAAATATAAGGCTTTCTTCGCCTAGAGTCTTTCATACTTAATAAACGATTTCCATTGTAATAATATCTATCCATATTTATTTAACCTCATTATAAAGCCACACCGGGCCATAAAACAAAACCGGAAAGTAGCCAAACCCCACAATATGTCACGCTCTTTTCACAGAGGGCCTCGTGATCATATCAGCTTCGTTTACATGGCCGTCGGGGCCAATGGCGTAGCGGAGAATTGAACTCCGCAACTACTATTATATTTACGCACTGTAGTTCCATCATTTTACGCCACTAAAGGAGACAAGTTACCAATCAAAGAAGATGTACATGAAATAGCATACAGGATGTGGTTTTCTTTACCACATTTATAGAATAGCATGCACAACGACATTTGTCAATAGTAGCTCAATTTGTATGATAATTTATTAAATTGTGTATACAGTTTAGGATGTCCTCCGTGGGCGTACAAATGTACGCGGACAGGTAAAAAACCT